CTGGATAAGTCTTCAACACTCCCCCTGTGAAGGGTGAGTACGTACGCGCCGAGGCGCTTCGTGCGTGAAGATACGAGAGAGGTATGCGGGAGCACCGTGGCCGTGAGGCCCCGTTGCTCATCTTCGTTTTGTGAACGAAGGAATCCGTCATCTCCTACCCCGTCTGGGATCGCAGTAAGTTTTGCCTCGCGAGAGGCTCGGCTTACCACGTGAACCCAAGCAGGGAGGAATCGGGAGTCTGACACCCAATAGTATCGGGTTAATGGTGTTGTCGCCCATCTCCTGATCGCGTTAGCGATCAAGAAGCGAGCTTCGACCTCGTCATTGTATCCGCCTTTCAAGTAGAAAGGACGGACATTAATGCCGTTGTACCAGTCAGTTCCGCAGCTTTCGTAGAAGTTACCTTCGACGAAAGTCTTTTTACCGTTAACCTCAAACCCGAGAAAGGTCAAGATTTCGAGTAGACGAGGATAACAGGTGCGTTCGAGAATTATGTCATCACCATATACCGCCATGAGGCGGCGATCTGCACCAGCTGCGAGAGCTGCTGCAGTGAATATGAGTGACTCCAACTCGAACGTATACCCGTTACCCATAGACGAGAACTTGTTCAATGTAACCTGCTCACCATCAACCACAGTGTGGTCGACGCGAGCGAGATATAGAAGATCAAACCAATCCTTTGGAAGGATGTATTTAACCACATTAAACGATATCATGTCAGAAGCTGACGACAGATCAACTGTCGCCAGGCGGTAGGACTCCGCCTTGCTTGCAAGATACCTGTTCCAGTCTTGTGTGTCAAGATCGATACCGAAGCGCTGCAACTGCCGACGGATCACCGCACCAATCCCTAGCTGAACGTAAACGTTCAGATGGGGCTCAATGCAGATAACCCGGTCAGTTTTAGAATTCTTCGGGACGGTTGTGACCTTACTAACATCGTTGACATAGATCTCCCCAAAAGGAGTACCGTGCCAAACTGGACCCATGAGGGTCCTAGCGTAAGGTCGCAGACGTAGTGTAGTATGCACATCACATGCATACTTGTTGGAAGGCGTTACGCCAGCACCAACACAACTAGAGGTTGCTCCTGGACCGAAGCGCATGTGTCGTTCTACATACTGAAGCTTCTCTTTCGAGAGGTTACCCAGTATGCGGTGAACCCAATACCGTATATTCCGAAGAAATTCGGGACGTTCGGATTGACC